AATAAGAAATTGCATGACTTAACTTAGTAGGAAAGGACAAATGATAAAGTCTGTGAAGTTAGCACGACTATGGGTGTCGCTTGAACGACTACAACCTTATGCAAATAAGTATGGTGTTGGCGATGCTTGGCGAGAAGCCTATACATATCGTACAAGAGATGCGATATACAAAGCGTTTAGTGTGCTTTACTGCTACGACAAAGACCCAACAAGATATGCACTAGCGAATCTAATGTACAACGCATGGGCGGTGACAACAGATGTAGCAATGCACAGTCCTAACATGGTGTCTTTTGTTGAAGGAGTAATGGCATTGAGCGAACGAACATTTAATAAACTTGAAGGAGAATCAAATGAAAAAATCTAAATCAATGAAGGTGGCAGAGTATTTTTTGAAGTACCCCAACGCAATCCCTAAGGATGTTGGTGCGAAGTTCAGTATGCACATGCCACAGGTGTACGGCATACGCAAGCGTGTGCTTAGTGGGTCTATGCTTGACAAGACTGAAAGCGTAGTGGTTGAGGCAGGCTTTGCTTATGACCACACACCTAGCAATAAGTTTGTGCCAAGTAATAAAGCAGACGACTTGCAAGTTGGCGGTGACCACTACAAGAACATGGGTGTACAACCTTGGAAGGCTATGGAATCATGGCTTACACCTGAGCAGTTCGCAGGGTTCTTGCGTGGTAACGCAATCAAATATCTTGCACGATGTGATGTCAAGGGTGGGATTGATGACATCAAGAAGGCAAGGCACTACATCGACAAGTTGATTGAAGTATCAGATGATTGACTTCATCCTACTATTTTTTCTTATGATAGCCGATGCGTTATGGTTTGGGATTAAGTTCGCAGTCATAACCATTGGCACACTCATCGTATTGTTCGTCACATTTGTATCACTACTTGTGTGGCTTGATAAAAGGAAATGACTATGGACATCGTGACCATAGACTTTGAAACTTTCTACGACAAGGACTTCTCTTTGTCTAAGATGACTACCGAAGCATATATCCGTAGCCCTGACTTTGAAGTCATAGGGGTGGGGGTTAAGGTTAACAACTTCCCAACCGACTGGTATAGCGGTAGTGATGTAGGTAAGTTTCTCAAGTCTCTCAACTATAAAGACAAGGCAATCCTTTGTCACAACACCGCCTTTGATGGGGCTATCCTATCGTGGCTATTCGGAATCAAGCCTAAGTTGTGGCTTGATACTATGAGTATGGCTAAGCCATTCCATAACATCACAGTGGGGGGTTCTCTCAAAGCACTGGCAACATACTATGAGTTAGGTGCTAAGGGCGAGGAAGTTATCCAAGCATTGGGTAAACGCAGAGCAGACTTCACACCCGAAGAACTTGCACGATATGGAGAGTACTGTAAGAACGATGTTGAGTTGACCTATGGTTTGTTCAACAAGTTGAAGCGTGGCTTTCCAGTTAGCGAACTCATGGTGATTGACCAAACCTTGAGGATGTATACCGAACCATCCATCGAATTAGATAGGGGGGTTTTGGACAGGCATCTTGAGGAAGTCATTGAACGCAAGCAGTCATTGATTGATGACCTTGGCTTGACTGGTATCAGCAAGGACTCTATTACAAAGACATTGATGAGCAACAACATCTTTGCCAAGTACCTAGAGAACTTGGGCATTGACCCTCCCAAGAAGATGAGTGTTAAGACAGGCAAGGAAGCCTACGCTTTTTCTAAGACTGACAAATCATTCACCGATTTGTTGGAGCATCCTGACCCACGAGTACAGAACGCGGTCTCGGCTCGGCTCGGAGTGAAGTCCACTCTAGAGGAGACCCGAACCCAGTCTCTAATAGAAGTGGCAGGGCGGGGTCGCCTCCCAATCATGCTCAACTATTATGGTGCGCACACAGGCAGGTTCTCAGGGGGAGAGAAACTCAACCTACAAAACTTGCCACGCAACGGAGCAATCCGCCGTGCATTGAAAGCACCCAACGGACAAGTTCTTGTGGCTTGTGATTCGTCACAGATTGAGGCCCGCATGGTTGCTTGGTTAGCAGAACAAAACGATTTGCTTGGTGCATTTGCTGAAGGTCGTGACGTTTACTCTGAGTTTGCCAGTGATGTATATGGTCGCACCATAACAAAGGCTGACAAGATTGAGCGGTTCGTAGGCAAGACTTGTATCTTGGGACTTGGCTATGGCATGGGTGCTGAGAAGTTTAGACGCACACTAGAGATAGGACAGGGCGGTATCTCTGTGAAGATGACGCTAGGAGAATGTGAGCGCATCGTTCGGTTGTATCGACAGAAGAACCACAAGATAGTTCAGTTGTGGAATAAGTGCGGTCAATCTCTTGGCGGTATCTTGGCAAGACAACGAGGCTCTATTGCAAAGATGGTTACCTATGATGAAGAAGGTATCCGCTTGGTCAATGGCTTTTACATCCGCTATCCAGCTCTGCGTTCATCGTCAAACAACTATGAATATATTTCTGATGCTCGGACTTATCGCAAAGCTGTGAAGGAAAGACTGCTCACAGGACAGACCGATGAGATTGAGTGGACAAAGATATATGGTGGGAAGGTAACAGAGAACCTTGTGCAAGCGATGGCTCGGATAGTTGTTGCTGAACAGATGACAAAGGTTGGGCAGCGATACCATGTTGCGTTCCAAGTTCACGATGAGTTAATCATCACTGCCCCGGAAGCAGAGGTGACAGACGCAGAGCAATATCTTGTGGAAGTAATGTCTACCCCTCCCGTCTGGGCGAAGGACTTACCAGTTGCTTGTGAAGCAGGACATGCTGAGGCATACGGAGACACCTGATGAATGAACCTAAGCTACACATCACACATCTTATTGTGCATGGTGTGTTCGATAACGGCGTGCCGTTCGTACGTTCAAGCGAATTGAAAGCTGAACTAAGGGCGGGGGATTCGCTAAAGATTAACTACGATTTAGATTACCCGAAGGAGAATAGAAATGACAGTGACAAACTTAACTGAAATCGTGACAGACAAACGTAAGTCTGAGGTGGTAGACATCCTGCAAAAAGCAATGGACAAAGTACAGAACGATGGTGCATCCAACGTGCTTATCCTACTCAAAACAGATGGTACTTACTCAAGATTTTCCACAAGCATTGACGATGTAATGGAGGTCATAGCCCAGTTGGAAGTCCTTAAATACGACATCTTGATGCGTATGCAGAACTGAGTTATACTGACTTTTCCAATGAACAGAGAACCCCAAGGACACCCCGAGGGGCTATAAGCTATGCGACTATCCCATTCATACTCGTCAATTAAGTTGTACGAGAATTGCCCATTGCGGTACTTCCGACAACGAGTTGTCAAAGATGTTATAGATGAAGGTGGCGAAGCCAGTAAGCATGGTGAAAGAATCCATGCTTTCTTGGAGAACCGCCTTAAAGAGAACACAGTATTGCCCCAAGAGATAGCCCACTATGAACCACTGTGTGCATCGGTCGAACGCATCTCGAAGGGGGGTGAGTTATACATCGAGCAAGAACTTGTGCTGAGTGAGAACCTGACACCTACGGGGTGGTGGGATGCTGACGCATGGCTAAGAAGTAAACTTGACATCCTTGTAATAAATGGTAAGGTAGCGAATGTGATGGACTGGAAAACAGGTAAGCGTAAGGCTGACTTCTTTCAGATGCAACTGTTTGCGGCGCAAGTATTCAAGCACTATCCTGAGGTGCAATCAGTACGCACTTCACTCGTGTGGCTCAAGGATATGGCGATGGATACAGAGACCTACCACAGAGGGGAAGTCAATGCTATATGGGCTGACATCATGAAGCGCATACAACGTATTTACAGTTCATTAGAGCATGACAACTGGCCTGCTAAACCAAGCGGTTTGTGTAGGTACTGCCCTGCTCGACATGATTGTGACTATGCTAGGGTTTAACCTTACTTGACAGGAGTGTATAATGTCGTACAATACCCCCGAAGGAAAGATAAAACGTAAAGTTGTTGAGGTGTTGAAGGCTCATAATGTATGGTACTTCTTCCCCGCCAACAACGGATTTGGTAAGGCAGGGATACCTGACATCATCGCCATTGTGAACGGCAAGTTCATGGGGGTTGAGGTCAAAGCAGATAGGACAAAGAAGCCTAGTGCCTTGCAGAAGAAGTGCGGTGAGGAGATACAGAGAGCAGGAGGATGGTGGTTCTTGGTTTATGACGAGGAATCTATTGGCTCTATGGAACAGGCGATGAAAGAGAAACTATACAGGTGACAACATGTTAGTGGTAGAGAAGGCAAAGACACTTGCCCTTAAATTAAACAACCCCAATCGGGTGCTTGATAGCATACCGACTGCAAAGACTGTGATGGTACGAGGGATACCCCTTGTGCTTACACCACATAGTCTTGACGAGGTGCGTGTGCTAAGAAACCTTGGCATCAATGCGCCTAGCCCTATCCTGCACTACTACAACTGGTGTGGACAGTACACACCTTATGACCATCAGAAGCAGACTGCCGCCTTCTTGACCCTCCATCCTCGTGGCTTGGTACTGAACGAGATTGGTACAGGCAAAACACAGTCGGCTTTATGGGCGGCTGACTACCTAATAAACATTGGTGCAGTTAAAAAGGTTTTGATTCTTTCCCCCTTGTCAACATTGGAAAGGGTATGGGGTGATGCTATATTTACAGGCTTCCATCATCGGAAGTTTGTAGTCCTGCATGGCACTGCTGAACGTAGAAAGAAGTTGCTCAATACTGAGGCAGACTTCTACATCATTAACCATGATGGATTCCCCATCATCTCTGACATCACACATGGAAAGTTTGATTTGATTATTGTCGATGAGGCGGCAGTCCTACGCAACCCATCCACACAACGCTTCAAAGTATTCCGGAAGTGGATAGACAATAACAATACAACACGTTTGTGGTTGATGACTGGTACTCCTACGCCTAACGACCCGACAGATGCTTGGGCTTTAGCCAAGTTAGTGAACAGTCCTTACTGCACTAAAACCTTTACGGCTTTCCGTGAACAGGTGATGATGAAGATTGCTCAGTGGAAATTTGTTCCTCGACCCGAAGCAGTTGACATCGTACAACATGTACTCCAACCTGCGGTTAGATATACACGAGAAGAATGTTTCGACTTGCCCGACACAGTTATCCAAACTCGGCAGGTTGAGTTGACTGCTGAACAGAAGAAGCATTACACACAGATGCTCAGACATTTTGTTACAGAGATGTCGCAAGAGGGAACAATCACTGCCGTCAATGAAGCAGTGAAGATTCAAAAGTTGGTTCAGATTGCTTGTGGTGTAGCGTACGGAGATGACGGACGCAACATCCTACTGGACTGTACACCACGTATTAACTTAGTGAAGGAGGTGATTGAAGAAGCAGGAGAGAAAGTAATTGTATTCGTACCGCTGACAGGAACTCTGCACATGTTGGAGAAAGAGTTGTCTAAGCACTGGACTGTGGGTGTAGTGAATGGTGAGGTCTCATCCAATAAACGCAACCAAATATTCCATGACTTTCAACACGAGAAGAATCCTCATGTACTGCTTGCCCACCCTGCCACGATGGCACATGGATTAACTCTAACGAGTGCGTCTACTATCGTCTGGTATGGGCCAGTGACAAGCAACGAACAATATGTTCAGGCGAATGGACGCATCGAACGTATCGGCAAGAAGCATGTATCGAACGTCATCCACATCGAGGCGACAGACCTTGAGTACAAGATGTATGAGCGATTGAAGAACAAGCAGAAACTGCAAGGCTTGCTTCTTGATTTAATTCAACAACAAACTAATAGGTGACAACTATGAGTGTAAACGTAGATGATGTAGTGGCGACCTACATGAAGTTAAGGTCGCAGAAGGAAGCCATTGAAGCCGAAGTTAAAGACAAGGTTAAAGGGCTAAAGGAAAAGATGGAAAAGCTAGAGGCTTGGATTAAGGAACAAGCAGACATCCAAGGTGTCAGCAGTTTCAAGACTAAGCATGGCACTGCCTTCTTGACCACGACTGACTATGCAAACGTGGCTGAGTGGGATGCGGTCTTAGACTTCATCCGTACACAGGAAGCGTTTGACTTGTTAGAGAAACGTGTCAGCAAGATTGCTGTGCGTGGATATATTGAAGTAAACAAAGCAGTACCCCCCGGGATTACCTACGGCACGAAACTGGAAGTAAATATTCGTAAGCCTGTAGCCCGTATTGATGATTAACCCCCCGCTCAACAAAGGAGAATTTCTATGAGCAATATCGTATCCCTTGCCAACGTGCAAGTCCCAGCCCACCTCGCTCAACGTGTTGGTGTTCCATCAGTTCTTTCTCAGTCCTTGTCGGGCGGTATCAGTGGTGGTGGCGGTGAAGCCATCCCTCGTATCTCTATTAAGGCAAGTCGTTTCCGTATCGTTGAAGGTACAAGCGAGACTGTGCTTGACACAACATCTTTGGATGTCGTTGTTGTCGGTGCTAACCCACGTTTGTCAAAGACTTGGTATGCCAAAGCATGGACACCTGAGAGTGAGCCATCATCCCCTGATTGCTTCTCGTTAGATGGCATCAGCCCTGATACTGCAAGCACTGACCCACAGAATGACTTGTGTGCATCATGCCCACAGAACGCATGGGGTAGCAAGATAACTCCACAGGGCAAACAGATTAAGGCTTGTGCTGACCAAAAGCGTTTGGCAGTAGTGTCAGTTGATGACCCAACAGGGCCTGTATACTTGTTGCAGGTTACTCCTGCGGCATTGGCAGGACTCGGTCAGTATCAGAAAGAGTTGTCGCATCGTGGCATCCCTGCTGAGATTGTCCGCACTCGTATTGGTTTTGATACCGATGCGTCATTCCCTAAACTCAAGTTCTCTTTCGGTGGTTTCCTAGACGAAGATACCCAAACCGCAGTCGATGGTTTGTTTGGTTCTGAAGCAGTCAAGGACATCACTGGTGAAGCCCGACAAGGTGGTGTGCCAGCAGTCCCTAAGATTAGCGCACCACAACAAGTTGCACCGAAGCCCGCCCCTGTGGTGGCACAACCCGCTCCTACCCCCGTGGCGGAAACCCAACCCGAGACACCAAAGCGTGGTTTCGGTGCTCCTAAGAAGGCGGCTACTGCCCCTGCTCCTGCTCCACAGGCTAAGGCAACCCCTGCCCCTGCGGCTACTGCGCCATCGGCATCCTCATTAGCAGATGAGATTGCCGCCCTTGTTGGTGAGGTGAACGCAGATGACGCCTAACCAAACGCCCTTGGACTTTACAAAAGTCGAGGCGTTGCGGAAGCACATGTTGCTGACAACCAGTGACATGTCTTCCTTGTTTGGAGTCACTCGTATGACCTACTATGGATGGGTAAGGGGGAAACCCCTACGTAAGTCAAGCGATGAGTTTGTGAGACTTGTGCTAAAACAATTACTCTCAATCATGGTTGACGATAAGTGGCCTACTCCTGACGTCATAGCGATGGAACAGAAGCAACGCAAAGAACAACTCGATGAATTGATGAAGCGTTTTATTAACTGAAGGAAATGGGGGGTTAACCACCCCCCGCAATAACGGGGAAAGTATGGACACGCTGAAATTTTTTCAGCGAGTTTTACCATCGGAAGGACTATATTGCATAGCCAGTTTTGAAGGCGACCATCCTGCACCAAGGCATGGTTACTTTGACTCAGTGGAAAAACTCGCAAAGGTAGCACAGGGGTTAGACAGTAGGGGACAGAACACTTACTACGGAATCTCTACCTATACGGACAAGAAGCGCACACAGGATAACGTGCATCTCACCAAGGTATTGGCGATTGATGTTGACTGTGGTATCGGAAAGAACGGCAAGCCTAAGCCGTACAAAGATGCAAGCGAGGGTGCTCGTGCATTGATTAAGTTCGTACAAGATAGTGGTCTGCCTATGCCGATGATTGTTTCATCAGGCAACGGACTGCATGTCTATTGGATATTGACTGAGGCTCTCGCTCCTAAAGAGTGGAAGCAACTTGCCGCCACACTAAAGGCGGCTTGTATCGAACACAACTTCACGCCTGACATTGGTGTGACTGGTGACAGTGCTCGTATCCTGCGACCTATTGGATGCAAGAATCCACGAGGTGGGAACACAGCCAAACTTATTCGTGATTCAGTGGACGTTACTTACGACGACATGTGGTCGGTGCTTTCACGATTTACCACAAGCTCATCCTATGAGCTACCCAAGGAACGCACAACCAAGAGTACGTTGTTGGATAACTTAGCGGTCAAGCACGAGTATGCCCCCGCAGTATCAAGCAAGATTGTTGAGGGGTGTCAGCAGGTTAAGTGGGCAGTAGAGAATCAGGGCGAGGTATCTGAACCCCTTTGGTACAACCTAATCGGAGTAGCCGCTTACTGTCAAGAACCTGAGGCAACTGCTATCGCATGGAGTGAGCAACACCCATCGTATGACCAACACACAACCATCAGCAAGTTGGTGCATTGGAAACAATCAACGACCGGGCCAGCAACTTGTAGCAAATTTGAGATTGATAGACCGAACGGATGTAAGGGTTGTAAGTTCAAGGACAAGATTGGTAGCCCTGCAAGACTTGGCACACAGTTAGCCGAGGTGAAATCTATGGCGGCATTGGTTGACCCGATTGCCGCAGTTGTACCAGTACCCAAACCATTCAAGCGCACCACTGACGGCATGAAGATGGTGATTGACGAAACAGATATTGATATATGTAGGTTTGATATATACCCAGTAGGCTACGGCAAGGACGAAGGACTGGGGTATGAGGTGGTTAGGTTCATGTGGAATCGCCCTCATGTTGGTTGGACTGAGTTGGTCTTACGACAAGCACACCTAACCGATGGTAGCCGTGAGTTCCCTAATGCGATTGCTGACCAAGGCATCGTTCTCTTTAACGCAAATCAAACAAAGTACTTTCAAATGCTACTACGCTCATACATGGAGGAGTTAAAGCAGAAGCGAGGACTGACCAATCTGTATTCATCAATGGGATGGAAAGAAAACTACAGCCAGTTCATTCTCGGCAATCATCTGCTACGCCGTGACTCCAACGGCACAGTAACCATCGAACCAGTTAACCTTGCATCATCCATCAACAAGGTGGGTGAGGACATGTATGCCACCAAGGGTAGCCTAGACGAATGGACTAAGTTCACAAACATCTTGGAGACAGGTGACCTCAAGTTACACAAGTTCCTTCTTGGGTTCAGCTTTGCCACGCCACTGCTAAAGATAAGCGGACTTAAGGGTTTAACCCTATCGCTCTACGGCAAGACAGGAGGAGGGAAAACCCTAGGTCAGTTCATGATGCAGTCTATATGGGGTAATCCCGATGCTCTGCACTTTGGTGGCAAGTTCACACAGAATGGATTGTTCAGTCGCTTGGCTATGCACGGCAACTTACCTATGACTGTTGACGAGATTACTATGCTCGACAAAGAAGAAGCAGGTGACTTGTTGTATTGGGCATCACAGGGTAAGGACAAGGCTCGATTGAACCGCAATGCTGAGGAGAAAGCAGTTAAAGAGTGGGCAACCACAATGACTGTATCTACTAATGAATCATTCCAAAGTATGTTGTACGCAGGTGGTCATGCTACGGACGCGCAGTTAGCACGATTGCTTGAGTTTAGTGTGCCACCGCACCCACTGTTCACCAAGCACAGTCAAGTTGGTAGGCAAATCCATGCCTTCCTAATGAACAACTATGGATTGGCAGGGCAGGAGTTCATGAAACACATCATGACTATGGGTGTAGATGCAGTACGGGCTATGCTTGACCATGCTATCGAGAACTTCTATTCCAAGTATGGAGTTCAGTTCACAGGTGAGGAACGCTATTGGGAAGTCGGTGTCATCTTGTCAGACCTAGGCAATCAACTTGCCAAAGAGTTTGGCTTGATTCAGTACGACTACCGAGACGCTACCGAGTGGGCATTGATGGAGATTGGTGCTATGAAAACATCTGTGGCTTCCAACAAGGTGGATGCGTTTGATATGCTTGGTGAGTTCATCAATGCACATATGGATTCCACCATCACTGTCATGCACACCCCCGGACAGAAGCCGATGCGGGATAACAACCGACCATATGTTTCTGACATTCTTGTACGCTACGACTTGTTCCGTAAAACCTACGATGGCAAGTTTGAAAGTGGTACAGTTCTCATTGAGCGTACTAAGTTACGCCGTTGGCTATCTCAACGTGGCTTTGACTACAAGTCATTTGTCCGAGAGTTTGACGATGAACAAATCATTGCGACGCCTAAGTCACAGAAGGCATACTTCGGTAAAGATGTTGGGATTAAGATTCCGCAGTGCTATGTTATTGGCATCAACCTCAACCACCCACGTTTGCAGGGGGTATTGGATGATGCCGAACAGTCGGTAGATAACCTAACCTATGGTCAGGTCAAGGCGGTTTAGTCGGGGATACCTTGTAGGACTTCCTCGTCTACGCCGTAGGCACGGAGCATATCTTTTGCTTCTGCCCTACCACCTCTTGCTGATGACTTGAGTGACCGCAGAGCAAGCGGTTGCTTAGCTTCCTTGTATGCGTTCTGCACAGACTTATCGAAGTTGCGAATCTCAAGGCGTGTACCTTTAGACGCTTCATTCCACTCAGCAATGTAGTTCTTAACACGAGTCTGCTTGTCTGTATCACCTTCCAACTTGGCGACAACCGCCTCACGCAAAGCCTCAGTCTTAATCATAGAAGCATAGGCTTGTTCTTGTGTGTCTGCCGCCATCCAATCCATCTGGACTTGAGCACGACTTGGGTAGAAGCCCATAGCCTTACCTAAGATTTCCCAGTTGGTGGCGTTCTTAGCAACCACATAACCTTTGGAATCCACGATTGCGCCTGAGTTATGGAACTGCCAAGCATCGCCAAGGTTTTTAAATGCACGAACAGGACTATCTCTCAACAACTCTAGTGGTGATTGACGACCGCTTAGGACGGCAGGCAGTGTGCCACCAGTCCAGTTAAGAACACCTGCAATAAACGAAGTAGGTGCGCCAGCTAAGTTCTCAACTTCACGTAGAAGTTCTTGCTTGGTGGCTGACGGTTTTAGTAGCCCAGTTCCGGGGATGATGTCACCCAAACCAATACGATTTGAGAATGACCAACCAGTCACATGGTCAAGCAAACCACGCATGAGGATGGGGTTAAGTTCTTCTGCAAGTTCTTTACCGAATACTTCACGAGTGATACGAACAAACTCTTTTTCCACTGAGCCAACACGCAAGCCCAAGCGTTGGCACAAGCCATCAACAATGTCCAACAAGTCGTCAGAACCCGGAAGTCCACGTAGGCCCGAGAGTAGAATCAATGAGCCAAGCATGATGATGCGACCCTTGTAATCCATATTCTTAAGCAACTGCACCATGATGATTGGGTACTGCTTATACATATAGATGAAGGACTGCAACCCACCACGGAAGAAAGCAGGGCGGGTGTACTGTGCATAGTCACCTTGTGTGGCATCGAGGGCTTTGGTTGCCATAGTGCGAGCCGCTTGGTCAGCAAGACTTACATCGACTCCCGCTGCAATTTGTCGGTCGTACTCACCACGATAAGCTGCTAGTACAGTGACACGGCGGTTGAACTGCTCGGAGTAGGAGAACGGTGTCATCCATACTTGAACAAATTTTTGGAAGGTTGCGTTACCCATCGCGCCCTGCTTACCACGAACAGTACCAGTTAAGGCATTGAACTGGGCGGCATCAAGGCGTTGTTCCTCAGACAAGTCCTTCAGGAAGCGCAACTCACTGGCAGTTAGACCATTAGAGTCCACACCACTGTCGTTACTTTCTGCAATGGCTAACTGTTCTGCAATGTAATCAGCCTTGGCGTACTTAATGTTTGCCGCCTTCACACCATAACTTGTCAGGAGATAACCTGCTTTACCAGCGCCCAGCCCGACACCAAAGCCAGTCTTAGGATTGAATGAAGCAAGGTAAGCCCATGAGTTAGTAGGCAGAGAAATCATCTGCGTAATACCTGTGGCAATCGAGCCACCCAACTGAGCAACCGCCGCCCAAGTACGAGCCGCAACTGACCACTCATTGTTTGTCCAAATATCATCAGCGTGAACGATGTCACCAGTGGAATCTAACCAGTCGAGCAATGACTTACCACGTTCCTTGTAGTAGTTACCACGATTACTCTTGCCGCTCTTGTCAGTAGCGTTTGACTTGTCATAGTAGAACTTCTCTTGGAAGTAGTCTCGTGCTGCAATCTCTTTGGCAGAACCAGTAGAGTTTTCCCACTTGGCTTTGAGTTCGTTCAGACGCTCAGAGTCACCGAACCAGTTGCGGTTGTCATCCAAAATGGAGTCGAACTGATGACGGAATTGTTTGTTAGCGGCAGTGTAAGCCTGCTGTTCTAAGAAGCCTGACGCACCACGTACAACATCTTTATCCCAGCCGGGGACTGCGGCACGTTGTAAGTTAGAACGAGCACGGCTATTCTGTGCAGTAACTTTCTTGACAAGTACCTCACGTTGCTCAGGCTTCAAGTGCAAGCCCAACTTACTGAGGGAGTACATCACCTCATCGTAGTGCATGATGTCTACGAGTTCGGGGGTTTGCTCAGTCACAGAACGGATGGCACGTAAGCGTACGTTGGCAACATTGCCATCTTCGTCACGCATCTCATACTCACCATTCAGAACAGTGTTTAGTTCCTGCTGATAGTCAGCCGCATCTTTCTCGGTAGGAGTTTTGTAAAACGGCAATGAGTCTTGCTCACCCTGACGCAACTTGATAGGAACTTCCTCACCTTTGGAGTTAGTTGCATACGCTTGTAAACGAACTTGCCACTCACCCTGACGAGTCAGCGGTACATATGAGCCTGCAATAGAACGCTTGGCATACATCTGGTCATCGTTGATTGATGATGTGAACATGGAGATTTCTTCCATGTTGTGTTCCAACGCCCAAATAGAACTGTTCTCGGTTCTATCTACATCAGGGTCAATCTGTCTACGCAACTTGGCTCGCATACTGCGAACAAGGTTATCCACTTCCACAGCGGTATACCCTTTAACCATGCTCTTAAAGTCATTGAGTGCCAAGTCGTTGTAGAACGCACGAGCAAACTTATTGCGCAAGAACTTGAGTGCATCTGACTGTGCGGCTTCAGACAAGGTGAGACGATTGTTCTTCATCTCGGAATCTTGCATCCGCATTTCTTCATAGCGAGCAGTAACGTCATCTAGGAACTTACGCTCGGCAGTAGTCAATGGAGTCTTAAATGCACGAGATACACCATCGGTAATCAATCGGTTCTGTTCATGGACTGCACCGATGTACTTGCTGCGGAGTACGTCAATGTGGCTGATAGCCATTGTGTCAAAGAACTCTTTGTAGATTTTGTATTCTTTACTGTCAGCAGTAATCTCTTTCATCCATGCCAACTCAGGGATAGTACTAATATCCACCATGTTGGCAGCTTCGTATGAGGGAGCATTGATACGCTTGGTGTATTCAGTCTTAGTTGCCTTGATGTCAGCGTCATAACTCTTTTCAGTACGACGGCGTTTAACTGCTTCTTCAGCTTTAGCATCCTCGTCTTCAGCAGTGGCTGTGTTCTTGTCATGACGAGCCAATGCGCGAGCCTTAGCGTTCTCAAGGTAAGCCACCTGCTTATCACGCTCAGCACCTAGACGTTGTTGTTCCTCAGGGGTCATGTTCTTTTCAACAGTACCTTGCTGAACCTTAAATCCTTTTTGGAATTCCTCAGGTGTAATCAAGCCAGCAGCTTTGAGTTCATCAAACGCTTCTGATTGCAACTTGGCTTCGTAGTCATAGAACACAGGGTTCGTGAACTTATCTAAGTCGGAGTCACTGTACTGGCGCATCTTGTAGATAGATGCGTACGCCATGAGTTCACCTGCACGGGTTAGTTCCTCAGGCAGTGGGCCTTCGCCAAAGCCAAGGAATGGTGCGCCGTGTGCAGTTTTAGTACCTTCAGCATAGCGTGTCTTAAGCACAGTCTGCATGGAGGCTTTGTCTTGAATCTTGGCAAATATCTTTGCAAGACCTTTACTCTCACGAGCAAGGTTATCTTGGGTCTTAATACCATCAAAGACCTTTTGCATGATGTTGCCAGCGTTCATCTTCATGCCTGTACCCTGAGTACGAGCGGCATCAAACTTGTTCTTGGCTTCAATGATGTGGGTAAACACACGCTCCATGCCACCATGAATAGCGGCATTGCGGTTCAAGTTACCCAATGCAAAAGTTGCTTGCCCTTGTGGTGCATAGGAAGAATAGCGTAGGACTTCTACGCTAGACAGTTCGTTTTGCAATGCAGCATTGATGTCTTTGTAGATACCTGATAGGTTGAATTCACTACGACCAGTTCCTTTACGGATGTACTGGCGTGATAGGCCAATCAGGAATCGAGCCGCATCGTCATTAAACGTAAAGCCCAACTTGTTGAGTTGGTTCTTAATCCAGTTCCAAAATCTGATGATGGTATTGGTTTCAATGGCTGCGGCTCGGTCTGCCAAAACTTCTTCGACAGCCTCAGTGAATGGGATGTTTCGTCCTGCGGCGTAGACTTCGGCGGCATGTTTGAGTTGTTCATCATTGTCTGCCAGTTGTTGGAGCACTGCGTCAAGCGCACGCCCGTTAATCAATCCACGGAAACCAACGTGACCAAGGGTTTCGTGAGCCACAATGAAACGTGCCTGATGCTCAGACTCAATGAAGTCAGCAAACAGAACTACGTTATCTCCCCACGCCATACCTGCTGCGTTGACATGCTCGATGTCGCCTGCTTTTCGTGCTTGCGCTGCCGCCTTAAACAAAGCGGGGTTGCTGGCTTTCATGTCAGCAAGATTGGCAAACACTGCAACCTTAGGCTTTCTGGCGTATTTGGAAATCGCTCTTGCTACAACAAGTTTGAGCGCACCAGTCTTCATTGGTGCTGCTGGCTTGCCGTCAACACGGAAGAACTCTAAGTCACCACGGTCACTACGAGCATTGTCGTAGAGTGGGTCGTACTGCAAGTCGTCTAAAGTTGTTTGTGATTCCTCGTCTTCTAACTCCCGCAGCGCTTGTCGTGCTTCAGCATGACGCTTAGCGTAATCCTCAGTGGATACTTCTGACTCTGCCTGTGTGGCAAGAACATAGCGGTTAGTTCCGGGAATTTGCACAATGATTGGGTCACCATCTTCATCAAAGAAGTCGTCAATCAAACCACGTTCACCTACGGCAAACTGCCCGTTGTCTACATCTGCGTAGAGGATAAGGGCGTTGCGATTTAGCTGACCTTTGTTTAGGTAGCCATCACGGTTGTTGATGAGGTCTGCCAAGCGTTGCTCAGGTGTAACCTTAGAGTTAACAGGCTCGTCAATAACCGCAGCCTGTTTGACCTTAGCACCGGGGGTACGAACCTTCGCTTGTACATCAGCATCACTGAGTAACCCGTGGTCAGCTAGTAAGGAGTACAGACGAGTCTTAGTCCCAATAGATTCTTCGTTTAGTGCAACCTCTTTAAGCGCAGCTTGGAAGTCGCTTGGCGGTACGCCACCATCGGATAGATAGTTCTCGGCTGTCTTGCGAGTGTACTTACGAGGGTTGGACTCCAAAGCAAATGCGGAGACGATGTCAAACAAAGCCTCGGCGTAAGCGGCAGGATTCTTGGTTGTCTCGTGGGTTTCGATAGCCTCATCAAGAGCATCATTCTCTGCTTGTGTTTCAGCACTTACTTCTCCAACAACCTTTTTACTTTCAACCACAGGGGCTTGAGTTCTCACGCCAACAAGTTGGTTGACCATTGCGGCTAGACCGCTAGGGCCTTTCTGCAACTGAGCGGCTTTGGCAGGAGTTGCCTTAGCCTTTGCTTCGGACTTTTTTGCAGCACCCTTGGCAAGTTTATCCTTGCCACCCTTTGGTGGAGTCGGTGGAGTCGTCTCCTTCTTAGTAGTTACAACAGGTGCGGCAACTACTTTTTCTTGCTTCTTCCCGCGTTGGAGAGACTTGCCGCTACTGCTTGCTTGATTGCTGCCGCCTTTGTTTTGGGTCGTGGACTTTTGCCCAGCGTTCCCCCTGACTTCCACTCGTCCACTATCTTCTTGACGTTTTGGCTGACTACTTTGTTGCTGCTTCCCTTTTTCAGTGGCATTTGATGCTCCCTTTTTAAGCACTGCGGCTTTCGCTTTAGTTGCGGTAACAGCCGTAACAGGTTTTCCTGTTGGCTTAATCTGGGCCGCACCTACCTGCACAGTAGGTACAACTTGTTGTCGTGTGCCTGCACTCTTAAGCGCAGCTACGGAAGGTTGACCTTGCTGGTTAAACAAAGACAACTGCCCTGCCTTGAGGAACTCTCCGGGGGTAGGGCGTGCAATAGTAATCGGTGTTTCAGCCACAGGTGGATTGATACCACGGCGTAGACGCTCAGCCGATGAAGGCACTGGCAACTCACCACGTTTGAACAACGATAGTTGTTGTGGTTGGCGCACAGGCACTTGCTTCATAGGCATCACAGGGGGCTGCGGTTGTTGAGCAACTTGTTGCTGTGCAGCAAAATCTAGTTGGCGTTGGTTCTGTGCTTGTACCCCTAAGCGCTGCATGTCTGCTTGTTTCTGTGCAGCTTGTTGCTGTGCCATTGCTGCAAACGCTTGGTCTAGCTGTAACTTACGTTGCGCATCTTGCATCTGCTGAGCCATGACTGTGTTAGGCAAAGGCTGTTGCTCAGTGAACTGCACACCTGACGGAGCAGGCGGCGCAAACTGCAATGCCATTTGACGAGAGTCAACGGGGGCTTGAGGCGAAGGCAATGCCAAGCGGTCAGATGGTGGAGCAGTTACTGCTTGTTGTTCGTATTGCTGGGTCTGAGGATTCCACACCATGCGTGGAGCAAGTTCACCAGTCTGGTTACTACGTTGTTGCAACTCACCAATGGTTGCGCCACCAAGGTCAAGAACGCCTTGAGCACCACCGAATTGACCGGGAGCAACTTCACCTGTGAAGATGCGGTCACTTGGAATTGCACCACGTACACCCTCAGGGCCTGCGACAAAGTTAGGTTTCGCACCCATACCACCAGTCTGCATTGGTTCGCCAACAGGTACGGCAGGTGGAATAATAGATTCTGAAGAAGATGGCTCAGTTGTTTGTCCGGGGTTTAGTAGGTTGGTAGGTTCTTTACCGATTGGGCCACGGCGTAAGTTAGCTGCCGCACCCATGATGCCGCCAGTACCAAAGCCAGCAGCAAAGGATTCAAGCAGACGCTTCTGTACATCAGGAGCAGAGAAGTCTTGCCCACTTAGACCAACGAGTAAAGCCTCTTGCCCGAGTTCAGTTGTGCCTTCAGCAGTGCCACCAACAGTTCCGCCAATAGCACCACGTTTGAGGAGTTCACCGCCTCGTTTGATGCCAGTGGTAAACATGTTCGTGCCTTGAATATCCTTCAAGGCAGTGCTAGTACCACCACGAGTCAATGCGCCACCGCCAAACAGACGAGACGCAAGTAAGAACTCAGGGAGAGATTCGAGAGCCGCATAAGGCAACGACCCAGCAAGAGCAGTCATCTTAGCGGACACATCATTAGGGTCAGCACCACGGTCACGCAGTTCACCATAGATGTCAGACGCACCTGTCTGCACGTTGTTCAAGAACGATA